TTAAATTATGGGGTGATGCCGTTATTGAGTTTGAATGGGATGAAGATGGTTTGGAGATTGTTTTAAAAGGAGGACATCACATTACAAAAAAGGTGATAAAGAATGATTACCCAAATGTTACATAACTTGAATTATAAAAAATCGTGAAATGTTTTTTATAATGTGTTATAGGTTTTTTTAATAATAATAAAGATATGAATGTAATTAGTTTATTTAACGGTATGGGTACGTTAAGACAAGCGTTTAATGACTTAAATATAAAAGTTGATAATTATTATAGTAGTGAAGTTAAACCTTATGCTATTGAATTACAACAATATCATTATCCTGATGTTATACAAGTGGGAGATATTAATAATTGGAAAGAATGGAATATTGATTGGAAAACTATTGATTTTATTGGTAGTGGTTCACCTTGTCAAGATTTATCATCTATGGGTAGTGGTGCAGGTTTACAAGGAAATAAAAGTAGTTTGTTTTTTGTTTTTATTGATATATTAAACCACGTTAAAAAATTAAACCCTAATGTAAAGTTTTTACAAGAAAATGTGGGTAGCGCATCTAAGTATGACATAGGTGTTATGAGTAGAATGTTGGGTGTTTACCCCGTAAGAATAAATAGTAAACTAGTTACTGCTCAACAAAGGGATAGATATTACTGGAGCAATATTAAAACAAAACAAACAATGTTTGACACTGTTACAGATATTCCACAACCAAAAGATAGAAGTATATTGTTAAAAGATATTATAACAAGTGGTTCTGTTAAAGAAAAAAAACATAAAGCATTAATGCACAGAATGTATTATGCTTTCGGTCATAAAGATAAAAAAAGTGAAAAAGCACAAAATTACATTTTAAAGCGTGAAAAATTTGGTAATACTATAATTTATGAAAATGATTATATGAGATTAGCTAATAAAATAGAATTGTGTAGACTACAAGGCTTTGATGATAATTATTGTGATATACTTAATTTACAAAAGACTGCAAGTTTATTAGGAGACGGTTGGACTTTGCCTATTATAACTCACATTTTAAGTTACCTATAACACCAAAGCAAACGGCTGGGCGTAGCCTTGCGTTTGCTGACTGTTATCCGCCGTTTTAATGGCGGCTTTTTACTTCTAGTTAAAAATAATTTTGTATATTTACCACTTAAACACACAAATATGAATTTAATTAAAGAAATGGAGCAACGCTCCGAAGAATGGCACGAAATCCGCAAAGGATCAATTGGCGGAACACGTGCAAAAATGCTAATGGCAAAAAATAACTTGCCATTATGCGATGAACTAATCGCAGAACGTCACTCGGATTACGTAGAAGAAACTTTTGTAAATGACGCAATGCAGCGCGGAATTGATTTGGAGCCAGTTGCGATTGCTGAATTTAGCGACGCAACATCACAACAGGTTGAGCATTACGGACTCGTAACCAATGAAAAGTATTACAAGTGCCACCTTTCACCCGATGGGCTTATTTTGGATGGCGGAGGTGTACCAATGGCAGGCGTAGAGGTTAAATGCCCGTCAACCAAAAAACACGTTGAGTATATCCGTAGCGGTAAATTACCAGCTGAACACAAATATCAAGTTTATCACTATTTCACTTTGGTGGATACAGTTGAAACTATGTATTTTGTAAGTTTTGACCCTCGTTTCCATCCGAAGCCTTTGCATATCTTAGAGGTAACAAAGGAAGAAATCCAAGAGGATTTGCAAGCCTACCAAGAGAATTTAACCAAGTTTATCAAAAAGGTAAACAAATACGAATCACAAATAACAGACAATTTTTAATTATGAAAGTAACAGGAACACTAATTGAAAGATTCGATACAGTAGAAGTATCGGACAGTTTTAAAAAACGAGATATTGTTGTAAAAACAGACGATCAATACCCTCAAGAAATCCTTATCCAATTTGTACAGGATAAAACAACTATCCTAGATAATTTTGAAATAGGCGATACTGTGGACGTTTCTATAAACCTTCGAGGCAGGTCGTGGACCTCCCCACAAGGTGAGGTGAAATACTTCAACACAGTAGAAGGTTGGCGCATTTCGGGACAAGGTAACGGGCAGCAGCCACAAAACGAAGAAGTAAAATTTTAAACCAACGCCCCTCCTTTGCGGGGGGCTTAACTTTACACTATGAAAGTAGAATTGAAAAACATCACGGAGGAGCTTAAAAAAGCTATACAGAATAAGATTGCAAAAGATGGGATAAGTAACAGGCAATTTGCGATATCTTGCGACATCCACCCGTTGCAGCTTAACGCATTCCTAAAAGGTGAAGCAGGGATAAATATTAAGACAGTGGAGAAAATTGCGGAATTTATAGAGGGTTAGATATGACAACAACAGAAAAACTACAATACATTCTTAAACAACCCGACCAACCTATCCAACATCAAGAGATAACGGTTAATTCAACACATACGTTTGCTAAGAAAATGAACGAAATGTTGCAGGCTACGGGTGAGGTAGCTACCAAAAGAAACCTAAATTTAGTATCTTTAAAGGGGAGCGTTGATAAAGTTTACAACGCGATTAAGTTCAACAAAAGCATTAACTTCTAAGGCTTAGACAACTGATTTACAACTGAATGATATGGCAGGAGGATATAAAAAAATACATAAACATCCAAAAGTAAACACAAACGGATTAGATAAGAATAAGGGGAACATCAACCGCAAAGGGCAACCACGCAAACTTATTTCCGATACCATAAAGAAAATGGAGCAAGACGGTATTAAAGAAACTACCGTTCAAGAGATTAAAAGCGTTTATTTACGGCTTATTAACCACTCAAAAGAAGATTTGCAAAAGATTATTGACGATAAGAACCAGCCAGCGCTTACTTGTATTGTAGCTGAAAATATAATATCAGGAAAAGGCTTTGAGGTCATAGACAAAATGCTTGACCGTGCAATCGGTAAGGCTACGCAATCAATGGATGTTACAACAGGTGGCGACAAAATCAATCAAAACAACTTAGACAAATTAAGCACTCAGGAGCTTAAAGATTTGTTGAATGGCGAAGAATGATAGCCCTATATTGAAAGAATTAGCAAAAAGGAGAGTGCTGCAAGAACTGTCAAGGCGTGAGTTTTGGCAGTTTTGCTTGTATTATGACCAAGAATTTTTTAAAAAACGCGCCTTTTTTGAAGATATTGCAGGGGCTTTCCAACGCATTGAGGAGGGCGAAATAAATTCTTTATCGGTATCGTTACCACCAAGAGCCGGTAAATCTTACATCACATCGCTTTATTGCGCGTGGACACTGGGGCGAAACCCTACTGAGTCGGTAATGCGTAACACTTGTACGGCTACCTTATACCAAAAATTCAGCTACGATGTTCGAAATATTGTGAAATCTGATAAATTTTCCGAAGTATTCCCAAACGTTAAACTAAGTGACGACAAGGCAAACTTGCAAGGTTGGAACACTAACGAATCAAAAATGGTTGGTTATTTCGGTGCTGGGGTTGGTGGAACGATCATAGGTTTTGGAGCTACTAAAGTGGCTGTTACCGATGACCTTTACAGGGGAATGGAGGATGCCTTGAGCGATACCATTAATGATAGGGTGTTACAATGGAAGGAAGCCACCCACGACAGTAGACTTGAAAGCGGTTGTGCTAGAATTGACATAGGTACGCGCTGGAGTATTAACGACGTTATCGGGCGCGATTATGCGAATGGGGAGTATGACGAAAGCGTAATAATACCCGCGCTTGATGAGGATGGGAATAGCTTTTGCGAAGACGTTATGACAACAGGCGAATACCAAAAGAAAAAGGCTAAGATGCTGGATGAAATTTGGCTCGCTGAATACATGCAAGAGCCTGTTGATGTTAAAGGACGTTTGTTTGGCTCGTTGGATGTTATTACGAGGGAAGATTGGGCGGAACTATCCACGCGTTGCGAAGGTTATTTAGCTTATATTGATGTGGCGGATCAAGGTAAGGACTACACAGCAATGGCGATTGGTGGAATTGTTAAGGATCACATCTATATTGTTGACGTACTATTTACGCGCGAAAATACCGATATAACAACGCCAAAATGTGCGGCTTTACTAGATAAATACAAAGTGAACTATTGCCGTGTAGAAAGTAATTCAATGGGTGCTATGTTCTCCAGAGGGCTACAAAGAGCCACAAAGACACGCGTATTACAAGTTAGTAACACACAAAACAAAATAACGCGTATAATCATGCAGAGCGCTTTTATATTGAATAACATTAGTTTTGTTGAACGTGACAGTAAAGATCACCACAACTTCATTGATAACATGAAGAAATTCAGTAAGGAAGGCAAGAATAAAAACGACGATGCACCTGACTGCATGGCTGGATTGTCCACTTTTGCGCAATCTATGTTTAAACATTGGTAATTTTGCCTTAGCCCATAAGATTGTATATTTTTTCACCTCCTTATCACACATTTATTGCGTATATTACGCGCATCATTTCCATAATGATTAAATTGTGTGTTTAAATTTGGTTAAAAGGAGGGTTAACCCCCTCTTTTTTTTACTTTTATTTTGTATAAGAAATAATTTTATATATATTTGTAGAAGAACAAACACAAAGAGATATGACACAAGCACAAAAAGTAACAAAAGAAATAATTGAAGATGCTTCGGCAAGATTGTTAAAAGGGGTGTTTTCTAAAAACGTTTTACTTCATATTGAGGGTTTAGGTATTCCAAATAAAATAGCTGTTAAGCTTTTGGAATTAGCGGAAAGAAGAGCTAATGAATTTAGCCATTACAAAATAGGAAAATACGGTAAAGAGATAAGATATA